CTTTCGCAGTTAATACCATACCTGATAGGTCATTAAGTTTTCAGGTAGTTTTCACAGGTTGTACAGAAGAAGAGAATGTACACGGTGGTGCAATGTGGGCAAGGATGCCTATACAAGCACTAGTAGCTGACATACCTGTAGATGAATGGGCAGAGCCAATGGAAGACCACTTGTGTCAACCTTGGGATTGTGAATCAAGAAACCATAGTGTCATAGTAATGGACAGAGTAAGTTCTAGTCCTTGGTTATGTAAAATAGCTAATGAGTTCTATACAGCTAGATATATGTTTACGGTTGACTACACAGACCATGACATAGCAGATGACCCTGCACAACATAAACAATCACACGTGATGTATTTGTTGGATGCAGGTAAATGGACAGGCAATATTGTTGCACTGCCAAATAACAGAGTAAGAGCTACTAGTCCTGCTCTGTGGGTTACAGGTGAAGGTGCTCCTGATTTTACTCCATCACAATGGACACACTCAGCAGAGTCACATGAATCTTATTTAGACCCATTCACTACGTTTAATAATTTATATGAGGATAGAGATGCCGACAGCAAAACCAAAGGCAAGAAAAGTAGTAAAAAAAGTAGTTAAGGGATTAAAGAAAGCATCTAAGCTACATGCTAGTCAAGCTAAGTCTTTAACTAAACTTAAATTAAATAAAGGGGGTAGTACCGTAAATGCTGCAGGCAATTACACTAAACCAACCATGCGTAAGAAGATATTCAACAGAATCAAAGCAGGTGGTAAAGGAGGTGCTCCCGGTCAATGGAGTGCAAGAAAAGCACAGATGGTTGCCAAAGCCTACAAGTCAGCAGGTGGTGGCTATAGAGGATAATGGCAGAAAAAAAGAAAAGAGACCCTAAAGTTGGAACAGGAAAAAAACCAAAAGGAAGCGACAGGCGATTATACACGGATGAAAACCCTAAAGACACAGTTAGCATCAAGTTCGCCACAGTCGCAGACGCAAAAGCAACCATTGCAAAAGTTAAAAGAATCAATAAACCATATGCGAGAAAGATACAAATCCTTACTGTACTCGAACAACGAGCCAAAGTATCTGGGAAGACAGAACAAGCAGCACTCGCAAAACGAGCAAAAGAACAATTAAAGAAGGCACATGACAGAAAAACAAAAAACAAAAAATAGATGTGAAACTTGTGAATGTTACGATTGTGATTGCGAAGAATGTAACTGTGAATGTCACGATGAGCAAGTAGCAGAGAAAGGAAATGATTGAGTTTGTGTTAGTGTTTATGATGGGAATAAGAGTAGTAGACCAAACACAAACATTTGAAGACATAGATAGATGCTTGTACTTTGCAGAAAGATTACATGCACAACCTTCAATACCACAACAGGAAGGACCTAATCTACAGATAACAGCATATTGTAAGCCTAGAAGGAAAAGATAATGTTAGCAGAACTCGCGGCAGCAAATGCGGCTTTCAGTGTAATTAAAAATTTTGTAAGTAATGGAAAAGAACTTACAGGCTGTGCTAAACATATATCTGATTTTGTATTTGCTAAAGAAGAAATAGAAAAGAAAGCAAAGAAACAAAAGTCTAAAGGTGTAGGTGGTAGTGATTTAGAAGAGTTCTTAGCTTTAGAAAAAATAAAACAACAAGAAGATGAACTCAAGCAAATAATGATTTACGCAGGTAGACCCGGATTGTGGCAGGATTGGCAGGAGTTCCAAGCACAAGCTAGAAAGTCAAGACGCTATCAAGAAAAGATGGCAGCTAAACGTAGAGAAGAAATAATAGAGTATGCAGGTTATGGTATAGGCTTTATTGTTATAGTATTCTTTGCAGGATTAGCAGCTTGGTTTATAGGTAAGTGGACAGGAAAATTATAACACCCTGTATAGGTATCTGTAAATTACAAGATGATATCTGCATAGGATGCCACAGGACAATAGAAGAGATTAAGGAAGCATATGAGAGCACCACAAAAGTCATTAGCAAATTGGACAAAGCAAAAGTGGAGAACTAAAAGTGGCAAACCTAGTACACAGGGGTCAAAAGCTACCGGTGAACGTTATCTACCTGAAGCGGCAATTAAGGCTCTTTCTCCCCAAGAATACGCGGCCTCTACGGCTGCTAAACGCAAAGCAACTAGAGCAGGTAGACAGGTATCTAAGCAGCCCAAAAAGATTGCTTCAAAAGCGTCGAGATTTAGATGAGAAAAGAAGAATTGTATCTAAACTTGGCGAAGCCGCTGCTGAAGCTAGGAAACTATCTATTCAACAAGCACGTGAAAGCTCTAAGAAAAAGACAAAAAAAAGAAGGCACTAGGAGATTATAATGGACAATATGATATTAGATGCATGGAATGAACTTAGTTACGTAGAAGGTGTATTATTTACTGTATGGTTATTTATATTATACTATGGTAAATGTTGGATAGACGCAAGATTTAATAAAGGAAAGTAATGTTAACAGCACTAATAGGACCTATAGCAAATCTAGCATCTAATTGGATGAGTAGTAAGGTCGAAAAAGTAAAAGCAGATGGACAGGCTAAAGTTGCCGAAGCTAAAGCTAGGGCAAGTGTGGCAGAGAAAGTAGCCACAGGAGAAGTGCAATGGGAAAAGTCTATGGCAGATGCTACTGATAATAGCTGGAAAGATGAATTTGCCTTGACAGTTTTACTTTTACCTGCTATACTTGTATTTATACCTAGCATGACAGAATATGTAAGAGTAGGCTTTGAAGTATTAAATACACTACCTGAGTGGTATCAGTATCTTTTATTTATAGCTATTAGTGCATCCTTTGGTATTAAAGGTGCAGGTCAAGCTATGAAAATTATGGGGAAGAAATGAACTTAATAAAACTACAAGATGAATTAGCTAATGACGAAGGAATTAAATACGAAACATACTATTGCTCACTTGGGCATTTAACTGGAGGAATAGGTCACCTTATTACAGAATGGGATACAGAATATTATGACCAACCTGTAGGAACTAAAGTACCTAATGAGCAAGTTAATGATTGGTTTGAGAGAGACATTAAAACAACTATAAACGATTGTAACTTATTGTTCTCTCAATTTGATAATCTACCTGAAGAGATACAACATGTATTAGCTAATATGTGTTTTCAATTAGGTAGACCTAGATTATCCAAGTTTAAGAACATGATTGCTGCAGTACACGATTTGGACTGGGAACGAATGGCAGACGAGATGGAAGACAGTAATTGGTTTCGTCAAACACCTGAGAGAGCAAAGAGATTAATTACTCGTGTTGACAGACAATTTGCAAGGGAAAGTATCGCATAATGAGTAGAGAACTAACTGAAAGACAACAAAAGTTTCTATCTGTTTTATTTGATGAAGCAGGTGGGGATGTAGTACAAGCTAAGTTACTTGCAGGTTATGCTACAAGTTCTAGTACTACTGACATAGTTAAATCTCTAAAGGATGAGATACTAGAAGCTACACAGTTGTTTATGAGTAGGAACGCACCTAAAGCTGCAATGGCTATGGTGGGTGGTCTATATGACCCTACTGAGTTAGGTCTCAAAGATAAGATGATGGCAGCAAAAGAATTACTAGACAGGACAGGCTTAGTGAAGACAGAAAAGATGCAAGTAGAAAGCACAGGTGGTGTTATGCTATTACCTGCAAAGAATGATGGATAGAAGTGTAGGCAAGTGGAAGTTACCACAACCGACAGATTTAAAAGATGAAGAACAAAATGAATGGATACAGATACCACGTATAGCTAGGACTGTTCCGTTTGGATACAAGTTAAATGAAGAAGACCCTGATTTACTTGACCCAATACCATTTGAACTAGAAGCCATAGAAATGGCAAGAAAGTATATAAAACAATATTCGTATCGTGAAGTAGCTAATTGGCTAACAACTAAAACAAATAGAGTTATATCACATGTGGGATTGAGGAAACGATTAATACATGAAAAACAACGTAAGGACCAAGCTAGAACTCTCCGAAAGTGGGCAGCTTATGCCGAGAAAGCAATCGAGAAAGCGAAAGCCATCGAAGAAGAAAGAACAGGTGCAAGAGCCTAAAATACAGGAAGTTGCAGACGTAGAAGCAGTACCTGTAGAAGAACAGAATGTAGTATTTAAACCTAACGTAGGACCTCAAACAGAGTTCCTTGCAGCAGGAGAAAGAGAAGTACTATATGGTGGAAGTGCTGGTGGTGGTAAGTCGTATGCCATGTTAGCAGACCCTTTACGTTACATGGGTCATCCATCGTTTAGTGGATTACTATTAAGACATACAACAGAAGAACTTAGAGAACTTATATTTAAATCTAAGGAAATATATCCTCAAATATGGAAGGGTATTAAGTGGTCAGAAAGAAAGATGCAATGGGAAGCACCATCAGGTGCAAGGTTATGGATGTCATACTTAGACCGTGACGATGATGTACTTCGTTATCAAGGTTTGGCATTTAGTTGGATAGGGTTTGACGAATTAACCCAATGGTCTACTCCGTATGCTTGGAACTATATGCGTTCACGTTTGCGTTCTACTGCACATGATTTACCTGTGTATATGAGAGCAACAACTAACCCCGGAGGTCCGGGGCATCAGTGGGTCAAGAAAATGTTCATTGACCCTGCACCATACGGAAAACAATTTAATGCCACAGATATTGAGTCAGGTAACGTTCTTTCCTATCCAAAAGGACACAGTAAAGCAGGACAAGCTCTATTCAAACGTAGATTTATCCCAGCAAGGTTATCAGACAATCCCTATCTGTCAGAGCAAGGTGACTATGAAGCAATGCTTCTATCCTTACCTGAACACCAACGCAAACAGTTGCTTGAAGGTGATTGGGATATTAAAGAAGGTGCTGCTTTTACTGAGTTTGATAGGAATATTCACGTTATTGAGCCTTTTTCAATTCCAAGAAATTGGGTTAAATTTCGTGCTTGCGATTACGGTTATGGCTCTTATAGTGGTGTGTTGTGGTTTGCTGTTTCTCCAGACGAGCAGATTATTGTATATAGAGAGTTGTATTGTAGCAAAGTACTTGCCACAGATTTGGCAGATATGATATTGGATGCTGAAGCCGATGATGGAAATATTAAGTATGGGGTTTTGGATAGCTCTCTTTGGCATAAACGTGGCGATACTGGTCCTTCTCTTGCTGAACAGATGATTATGAAGGGATGCAGATTTAGACCTTCAGATAGAAGTAAAGGTAGTCGTGTATCAGGAAAGAATGAGATACACAGAAGATTACAAGTAGATGAGTTTACAGAAGAACCTAGATTAGTGTTTTTTAATACGTGTACTAATACTGTAGCACAATTACCTGCATTACCATTGGATAAGAAGAATCCTGAAGATGTGGATACAAGAGCAGAAGACCACTTGTATGATGCATTAAGATATGGTATAATGTCAAGACCAAGGTTTAGTATATTTGACTACGACCCTATGGGCAGACCTAGTGGCAGTATGCCGATGGCAGACTCTACATTTGGATATTAAGGATATAATATGGCAGAAGAAGAAATAATTATGGATGAAGATTCTATCGCACTAGAAGATGCAGACGAGTCTGTGACTAGTGATGTTAACGTAAGTGGTATTATACCATTTATAATGGATAAGTATCAACGTGCAGAAGACTATCGTAATAATGATGAAGAACGGTGGTTAAGGTCTTATAGAAACTATAGGGGGTTATACGGAAGTGATGTTCAATTTACTGAAGCAGAAAAGTCAAGAGTATTTATTAAAGTTACCAAAACAAAAACTCTCGCAGCTTATGGACAAATTGTTGATGTACTATTTGCAGGCAACAAGTTTCCTATTAGCATTGAGCCAACAATATTACCTGAAGGTGTCGCAAGCGATGTTAGCTTTGACCCAAAAAAGCCTGAACAACTTAAAGGGGAAACTTCGTTGTCTTCGCCTTATGGGTTTAAAGGTGATGGCATGGATTTACCGAAAGGTGCTACTGAAAAAACATTGGCAGAAAGGCTGGGTCCTTTACAAGACAAGTTGGAACAAGTTGAAGGATTGGAAGAAGGGGTAGGTAAGACACCTACTGCTATTACATTTAGTCCTGCTATGATTGCAGCTAAGTCTATGGAAAAACAAATCATGGACCAACTACAGGAATCAGGTGCAAGTAAACAATTAAGAAGCACAGCATTTGAAATGGCATTATTCGGAACAGGAGTAATGAAAGGACCTTTTGCTGTAGACAAGGAATATCCTAATTGGGATGATGAAGGTAACTATAGTCCTATATTTAAAACTGTACCATCAACATCACACGTATCAGTATGGAATTTTTTTCCTGACCCTGATGCTGCTAATATGGATGAAGCACAATACGTAATTGAAAGACATAAGATGTCAAGAACTCAATTACGTGGATTAAAAAAGAGACCATACTTTCGTGAGAATGTGATTGATGAAGTAATTGCGTCAGGCGAAAACTATGATAAAAAGTATTGGGAAGATGATTTATCTGATTATGCAGCAGACTATGGCATAGATAGGTTTGAGGTATTAGAATATTGGGGTATGTGCGAAGTTGATATGCTTGAGGAAAATGGTGTAGATATACCAAAGGAACTCAAAGAGTTTGACGAGTTGCAAGCTAATATATGGATTAGTAATGGTAAACTAATACGAATGGTTCTTAATCCTTTCAAGCCTGCTACTATACCTTATATGGCAGCGCCTTATGAACTAAATCCATACTCATTCTTTGGTGTAGGTTTAGCAGAGAACATGGATGATACGCAAACTCTTATGAATGGTTTTATGAGAATGTCTGTAGATAATGCAGTATTATCAGGTAACTTGCTTATAGAAGTTGATGAGACTAACTTAGTTCCGGGGCAGGACTTATCGGTGTATCCGGGCAAAGTGTTTAGAAGACAAGGTGGTGCTCCGGGTCAGGCTATCTTTGGTACTAAGTTTCCTAACGTATCAAATGAAAACTTGCAACTATTCGACAAGGCTAGACAATTAGCTGACGAAAGTACAGGATTGCCTTCTTTCTCACATGGACAAACAGGTGTGCAGGGTGTAGGTCGAACTGCATCAGGTATATCAATGTTGATGAACGCAGCAAGTGGTAGTGTTAAAACTGTTATTAAGAATGTAGATGACTACTTACTTAAACCATTAGGTGAAGGTATGTTTCGTTTTAATATGCAGTTTAACTTTAACAAAGATATCAAGGGCGACTTAGAAGTTGTTGCACGTGGAACAGAAAGTCTTATGGCTAATGAAGTACGCAGTCAAAGATTAATGTCTTTCTTGCAAGTTTCATCTAGTCCTGTTCTTGCACCGTTTGCTAAGTTTAATTACATAATTAGAGAAATAGCAAAGTCTATGGAATTAGACCCTGATAAGGTAACTAATAATATGGATGAAGCAGTTGTACAAGCAGAACTACTAAAAGGTATGCAGGGTGAACAACAGCCACAGCAACCTCAACAGGCAGGTCAACCACCTGTCGGTGCTAACCCACTAGACCCTACAGGAGCAGGTGGGGGTAATGTAGGTACAGGACAAGCTCCAGTGCCGGGAGAACAAGGATTTTCAGGAAATGATGGACAAGCAGGTGCTGCAGCAAATCAAGCCGCTAACCAACAACCCCAAGCTAATGAACAGCTTCAATGATTACATTGATGCATTAATAAAACAACAGCATAAGATACTAGAACAGTCTAACGACATGATAACTCTACATAGGTCTCAAGGAGCTATAGCAACTTTAAGTAAACTCAAACTATTAAGGGATGAAGTAAATGGCATTAAGTAAACAAATGGAAATGTTTGAAGATGGTGGTCTCAAAGATGAAGGTGGCATGATTGATGAAGTATCAGGTAATGATGTTCCTCCGGGTTCTACACGAGAAGAAGTGAGAGATGATATACCTGCACAGTTAAGTGAAGGGGAGTTTGTATTTCCTGCTGATGTTGTTAGATACATCGGTCTTGAAAAATTAATGATGATGAGACAAGAAGCTAAACAAGGACTAAAGCAAATGGAAGCTATGGGTCAAATGGGTAATAGTGAAGAAGCCACCATGCCTGACGATTTACCTTTTGATGAAACAGACCTTGACATTGAAGACGATTTAGAGTATAATACAGGTGGAGTTGTTCAGGCACAACAAGGTACATTTGTACAAAACCCTGTTCCTATGGGATATGCACAATTTCAGAATGAAGGCATAGACCCTAATCTTCAAGGCATGCAACAAATTCAACCAAATTTAGCACGAGGAGTATACAGACCAAATACAGGTAATGTATATGGTGGCTATAATGTTAATACTCCTGTAGACTTTCAAGGTTTACTAGGTTCAAGTGCTCAAGGAGCACCTCAAACAGAATTAGTTAAATATTATAATGAGAAGACAGGTCAGACACGCATGATACCACACATAGTAAATGCTGATGGTACTAGAGGAGATTCTATATATCCTATACCTGAAGGTTTTGACATACAAGAACCCACTAAAGAAGAAGAGAAGAAAAAAGAGCCAGACTCAGTTAGAGTTCCTAGTGCTACAATACAAGATAGTGGGGGAGATGATGATTCAGGAGTTGGTGACTTAGGTGGTGCAAGAACAACTATAGGTGGAGAAGAGTTTGCTATATCTTATGGACTAGATGGAACTGTGTCTTTAACAAGTGTTGCTGACTATAATAGAACAGGCAAAACAAATTTTACTACTGTAACTCCTGCTGTAGCTGAAGCAATTAAAGCTCAAACTTTAGGTCAGTTATCACAGTTAGGTAAAGGTTTTGGATTAAAAGGTACAGCTTTTGCAGAACTCGCAAAGAAAATGGGTGTAGATACACCTAGGTATGATAAATTAGGTAATTTAATAGATAAAGGTAGAGAAGCCACTAGAACACTAGAATCTATTAGAAAAGGAGATGAGAAAGCTATTTTTGGTAGAGATGTGGGTATGTTAAGCCAAAGACAGGGTTTTGATTCCATGAGTAGACGAGACATGGAAAGAATACAAGAAAACATAGAAAAAGGTGGCACTGAAAAATTTACTAAAGAAGATATAACAAATTTAGATTTGGCTTTTAGTAAAAAAGAAGAAAAAGAAAGACAGGAAGCACAAGCAGCAAAAGAGAAGGCAGAAAGAGAAGCATATTTAGCTGAACTAGAAGCTCAAAAAACTGCTAAAGAAAAAGCAGAACAGGCTAAAAGAATGGAGTCTGAAAGATTGGCTAGGGAACAAGCTGCAAGAAGAGAGAGAGAAAGAAACAACCAAAACTATGATTCAGGTGATGACAACTATGGTGGTGAATCCTCTATAGGTGGAGAAGGTGGACTAGATGCATCATCAGGAGTTGGTGGTGGTGGTGGTTGGACTGCTACAGGTGGATTCATCAATAAAAAGAAAATAGTAATGCACAAAGGAGCACCTAAGAAAAACAAAAGAATGAAGCGAGGTGGATTAGCTTCTCAAAAGTAATTCACAATTAATGGCTACTTATCCCCCAACATAACTGGCTACGATAACCCCAAGGAGAAAAATATGGCTGAAGAAGCTACAAAGACAATGGTGGAAGAAAATACACCTAAAAAAGAAATGTTTATGAATAGACCTTATTCTCAAGAAGAGAGAGTAAAGAGAGATGAAGAAGAACTGGCAAGGCTCGTTGAGGAGCAAAAAGGTGCAGGTACGACTAGCGAAGAGGAAACTCCGAGTGAAAAAGAACCGACTTCTGCTGAAGAGAAAACTTTTAAAAAACGATATGGCGATTTAAGAAGACATACGCAAGAGAAAGAGAAACAGTTCCAAAAACAGCTAGATGATATGAAAGAGCAACTAGCTAAAGCAACTAAGAAAGAAATGAAGTTGCCTAAGTCCGATGAGGACATAGAAGCGTGGGCAACAGAGTACCCAGACGTAGCTAAGATTGTTGAAACTATTGCTATGAAGAAAGCAAGAGAACAGGCAGTTGAGCTAGAAAGTAGAATACAAAAAATAGATGAGATGTCTGTTGAAGCTAAAAAAGAAAAAGCTGAAGCAGAACTAATGAAACTTCATCCTGACTTTAATGATATTAGGGATAGTGATGATTTTCACGATTGGGCAGATGAACAGCCAAAATGGGTACAGGATGCACTATATGAAAATGACAACGATGCTAGGTCAGCAGCTAGAGCTATTGACTTGTATAAAGCAGACAAAGGAATCGGTAAGGAAACTAAGACAAAGAATGATAAGAGTGCAGCTATGGAAGTTAGCACGAAATCTACAAAAACTAAAGTTGATACTACAGATTCTAGTAAAAAAATACTTGAGTCTGCTGTTCAAAAAATGTCCGCTGCACAATATGAGAAACAGGCTGATGTTATAATGGAAGCAATAAGGTCAGGCAATTTTGTGTACGATATATCAGGTTCAGCAAGATAAAATAAAAAAGAATGTTGACAAATAGTTATTTATGTATATAACTATATGTAACTAGAAATGTAACATGACCCCATTTGGACACTTGTGTTACATTATACTACCCACTTTAGAGATTACCCAGTTATGTGAGCCTACATAGGAATCGCTATCCTAAGTACAACCTCAACGCATGAATGGTCCTTATAAAGTAAAATGACTAAAAGAGCACAGTAAAATGTGCATTATAAATGTTTAAGGAGATTAAAATGGCATTTACAGCAGCAGCTGGCTATGGAAACCTTCCTAACGGTAATTTTAGTCCTATTATTTACAGCAAACAGGTGCAACTTGCGTTCCGTAAGTCATCTATTGTCGATGCAATCACTAATAATGATTACTTCGGTGAGATTGCTAATATGGGCGATTCCGTTAAGGTTATCAAAGAGCCAGAAATTACAGTCAAGGCATATTCAAGAGGAACTACAATAACTCCTCAAGACCTTGATGACGAAGAATTTTCACTTAATATTGACAAAGCTAATTACTTTGCATTTAAAGTGGATGATATTGAGGAAGCTCATTCGCATATTAACTTTCAGGAGTTAGCATCTAATAGAGCAGCCTACAGACTAGCCGACCAATTTGACCAAGATGTACTTGGTTATATGTCAGGTTACAAGCAATCAGCTTTACACTCAGCACCTGATACAGCTAACACTACCACTAACGGTTCTGTTGCAGTTTCAACTGCTGGTTCTGACGAACTCTTATCTTCAATGAAAATTGATGCTGAAGACTTCGGAGGTTCTGCTGGCGATGCTGTGGCTATCTTGCCAAGAACAGGTGGAGCTACAAGTGCTGCTCCTGCTAATGGAGATAGACACCCATTGACAGTTATAGCTAGAATGTCAAGACTATTAGACCAACAAAATGTTGACACTAATGGAAGATGGTTAGTATTAGACCCTGTATTTATTGAAGTACTAAAGGATGAAGATTCAAGATTATTTGATGCAGACTTTGGTGGTTCAGGATTACAAAATGGTTTAATTTTAAATAACCTACACGGATTTAAAGTGTATCAATCAAATAACTTACCAAGTTTAGGAACAGGACCTTCTACTACAGGTACTAATAGTTCTACAAACTTTGGTGTTATTGTTGCAGGTCACTCTTCATCCATAGCTACTGCCGAGCAAATCAACAAGACAGAGACTTATAGAGACCCTGATTCTTTTGCTGATATTGTTCGTGGTATGCATTTGTACGGTAGAAAGATACTTCGCCCTGAAGCAATCACTACTTGTGCTTATCATTTAGCATAGGGAGAGTAATCAATGGCTACAGTTACAAGTTTATTATTACCTGCCCACGGTAATAGTTCAAGAGGTAGAGCACCTTATCAAATACAAAAAACTATTGACCTTACTGCACAAGCAATTTCTTGTACAGGTGGTGATGTAGTTCAGTGCTTGACAATCCCTGCAAATACTAAAATAATTGCAGCAGGTTTTCAAGTTGTTGAGAGTGCTACTATGAATTCAGGTACTAATGCTACTGCTATTCTAGGAACAGGAGCAGATGACAACGAGTATGTCGCTGCTTTTGACATTGACGGTGCTGCCGATGGAGCTTATGCTCCAAGTGTAACAGTATCAGGAGATGTTGTTCTTGCTTCAGCAGATACACTTGACCTTACTTTTGCAGGAGATGGTGCAACCTTCTCAGCAGGTAAGATAAGAGTATATGCAGTACTAGCCGATGTCAGTGACATGGGTGGTGACGGTTTCAATGCCAACGAAGTTGACAGAGATACTTTAGCTTAAACTTTTTCTAGGGGAGCAGGGCAACTTGCTCCTCTACACTTATAGGAATTATTATGGCAGAAACTTACCTAACACTAACAAATAAAGTAATAGCAAGGTTGAATGAGGTTGCATTAACTTCTACAACCTTTTCTAGTGCTAGGGGTATACAAGTTCAATGTCAAAACGCAGTTAATGAATCTATACGTTTCATTAATCAGAGAGAATTTAACTACCCATTTAATCATGCAACAGAAACTAAAACACTCACAGCAGGTGTGGTTAGATATAGTTTACCAACATCTACTAAGACAGTAGACTATAATACATTTAGAATAGTTAAAGATAGTGATTTAGGAAATAGTGGATACAAGCTAGGATTACTAGATTATAATGACTATATAAATAGAGTTGTAAATCAAGAAGATGAAATAAATACTACAACTACTAGCACAACTCATACCGATAGTGTCACAACTATAACTGTTTCTAGCACATCAGGATTCGATAGTGCAGGAACAATAATTATAGCCAATGAAACTATTACGTATACAGGAACTACAAGTACAACATTTACAGGATGTACTAGAGGTGCAGCAAGTACAACAGCAGCTTCAATAGCTAGTGGTGTAACAGTAGCACAGTTTGACAGAGGTGGTGTTCCTGAATATGTAGTAAGAACTCCTGACAATAACTATCTACTATACCCATTTCCAAATAAATCATTCGCAATAAAATTTGACTACTACACATTTCCTACAGACCTATCAGCACATGGAGATACAACCTCTATACCTGACAGATTTGCACCTGTAATAGTGGATGGTGCTACAGCATTTGTGTATCAGTATAGAGGTGAAACACAACAGTATCAACTCAATATGCAAAGATTTGAACAGGGTATTAAGAATATGCAAACATTACTTGTTAATAAGTTTTCATATATACGTTCAACATTTATACCTAGAACAGGAGTTTATAACTCAGGTAGTGTAGATATTAGGGCATTGTAATGGCAGACCAATCTCAAGTAACTCCTAGTGCATTTGTGTGTGAAGGTGGCTTAATAGCTAACCGTTCTACATTTATTATGCAACCCGGGCAGGCATTACAGTTAGAAAACTTTGAGCCTGATGTTGAGGGTGGTTACAAAAGAATAAAAGGTTATCAGAGACATGTAAGACACGTAGTACCTCAGACATCCTCTTCGGATGAACCTGTATTACTAACAACAACTTTTGCTAATAAAGTTATTGCAGCTAGAGGTCAAAAGATATTTAGTTCTGCTACTACATCTTTAGGCACATCAAGTTCAAATGCTATAACAGCAGATGCTACCATGTCAGGTTCAGGTGTTATAACAGTTGTAAGCACCACAGGATTTAGTTCAAGTGGCACATTACAGATAGACGATGAACAGTTTACTTATACAGGTATTACATCTACAACATTTACAGGTGTAACAAGAGCTACTAGTAGTACAAGTGCTGCAGCTCATAGTGCAAGTTCTGACACAAGTAGAACAGTAGTATCCGAGAGTTGGACTGAAAGAGATACAGGTAGAAGTAACGCAAATAAATACTCTATAGAACGATTTAACTTTGATGGTAATGACAAGATAATATTAGTTGATGGTGCAAATGCACCTGTAGTATTTAATACATCTATAGCAGCCACTGATGTAAGCACTAGTTCTGTAGCAGGTGCTAGTATTGTAACATCATTTAGAGAACATATGTTTTATGCAGGTATGTCAAGCACTCCACAAGAAGTCGTATTTAGTCAACCCTTTGATGAAGATGCCTTTAATAGTGGTTCAGGTGCAGGCAGTTTTAAAGTTGATGATACTATTGTAGGACTTAAAGTATTTAGAGATAGTCTCTTTGTATTTTGTGAGAATAGAATATTTAAACTTACAGGTAGTTCTAGTGCAAACTTTGCAGTAACTCCTGTTACAAGAGATATAGGCTGTATAAATGGTAAGACTATTCAAGAATTTGCAGGTGACTTAATATTTTTAGGACCTGATGGATTAAGAACAGTTGCAGGTACAGCAAGGATTGGTGACGTTGAATTAGGAACTATAAGTTCTAATATACAATCTTTATTTGATGAAAACATATCTAATGCTACAGCTTTTGATTCCGTAGTTATACCTGAAAAGACACAGTATAGATTATTCTTTTCTAAGGATGCAGGTTCTGAAAGTTTAACTGAAGGCATTATATGTGTACTCAAAGGGGGTTCAGGTGGACAATCTAACTATGAGTTCTCAAGAATAAAAGGAATTAAACCTGCTTGTACAGACACATTTATTACAGCAGGAGATGTACTAGCATTACATGGTGGCTTTGATGGCTATGTTTATAGACAAGAAGAAGGTTCAACATTTGATGGTAGTGCTATAAATGGTAAGTATCGTAGTCCTGATATGACATTTGGAGACCCGGGATTACGTAAACATATGCAAAGGGTTATTGTAAACTATAAACCTGAATCAACTATTAATGCTAACTTGTTTGTTAGATATGATTATGAAGCATCTGATTCAGCAAGACCATCTGCTTATTCTCTAAATTCAGCAGATATAGCAGGTATATATGGATTATCTACATACGGTAATCCCACATATGGTGGTCCTTCACAACCATTATTAAGACAATCAGTTGAGGGTTCAGGCTTTGCAGTAGCTTTACGAGTAAATGACGATGGTTCAACACCTGCGTATTCACTCAAAGGATTTCAACTAGAGTATCAGACAGGAGCTAGAAGGTAAATGGGAGCAACCTATACAAGGCAGTCATCATATTCAGATGGTGACGTAATACAAGCAAACGATACCAATAATGAGTTTGACCAACTACTCGCAGCCTTTGCATCTAGTTCAGGACATACTCACGATGGTACTACAGGTGAAGGTGGACCTATTACTAAACTATTAGGTAATTCACTTACACTCGGAGCAGGTACAGCAGGCACAGACATAACTGTTACATTTGATGGCGAATCAAATGACGGTGTATTATTATGGAAAGAAGACGAGGATTATTTTGAGTTTAGTGATGACATACTTCTTGCTACTACAGAGAAGCTACAATTTAGAGACACAGCAATATACATCAATTCAAGTGCCGATGGACAACTTGACATTGTTGCAGACACAGAAGTACAGATAGCTGCCACAACTGTAGACATAAATGGTGCAGTAGATATATCAGGCAATTTAACTGTAGGTGGCAGTGTTATCATAGGTGGTAATACTTTATCTTCTACAGAGTTATTATTCTTAGATGGTATAACAGCAGGTACAGTAACAGCAAGTAAAGCACTAGTAGTTGATAGCAATAAAGATATTGCAAGTCTACGTAATATTACAATAACAGGTGAGCTTGATGCAGCCACACTTGACATATCAGGAAATGCTGACATTGATGGTACACTAGAGACAGATGCTTTATCAATAGACGGTACAACTATAACTGCTACAGCAGCAGAAATAAACTTAATTGATGGTGGAGCAACTGTAGGCACAACTGCTATAGCAGATGGCGATGGTTTAATTATTAATGATGCAGGTACTATGAGAGTATCTACTGTGCAAACTTTAGCTGCTTATCTTGATGATGAAATAACTGCAATGCCTAATCTTGTAACTACAGCCGCTACAACAGTAGGTGCATTAAATAGTGGTAGTATTACAAGTGGTTTTGGCACTATTGACACAGGTTCATCTACAATAACAACTACAGGTTTAATTACAGGTGGTTCTTTAGATATAGATGATGTTGTTATAAATGGAACAACTATTGGACATACAGATGATACAGACCTTATAACACTAGCAGATGGTATAGCCACAGTAGCAGGTGAAATATCTGTAACTACACTAGATATTGGTGGTACTAACGTAACTTCTACTGCAACAGAACTAAACATTATGGATGGTGATACTTCAGCATCATCAACTACACTTGCAGATGCAGACAGAATTGTAGTCAACGATGCCGGTACAATGAAGCAAGTTGCACTAACTGACTTTGAGACGTACTTTGAATCTGCACTAGACACATTATCAAATGTAACAACAGTAGGTGCGTTAAATAGTGGTTCAATAACAAGTGGTTTTGGTGCAATAGATGTTGGGTCAAGTAACTTAACTGCAACAGGCACTATATCATTAGGTGCTACATCTTTTAATGACAATGCCATTACTAACGTAGGTGACATTGCACTAGATTCTATTAGTGCTGATGGAACAGATATTAATGTAGCAGTATCAGATAACTCTGCAACTGCTTTTACAATTAAACAAGGTTCAGATAATTACCTTGTTATAGATACAGGAAACAGTAGTGAATCTGTGTCTATAGGTACAGGTGTATCAGGCACAGCTATAACATTAGGTCATGGCACATCTGAAGTAACTGTAGGAGATAACTTAACTGTTACAGGTGACCTTACAGTATCAGGCACAACAACTACAGTAAACTCAACAACTGTAAATCTAAACGACCATAATATTGTACTAGATAGTGGTAACAGTACAAGTGCAGTTATCAATGGTGCAGGTATTACAATAGAAGGTGGTTCAGGTGATGATGCTACATTTACTTATAATACAACAGGACCTCAGTTTGAGTTAAAGTTAGGTTCTAGCTTTGAAGACTTACAAACTGCTAAACTAACTGCTACCGAGCTAGATATATCAGGTGATGCAGATATTGATGGTACACTAGAAGCAGATGCTATAACAGTCAACGGAACTGCTCTTGCTACAGTAATTGCAGGAACTACAGTAACAAATTCTACTAATGCTGCACACGTAACTGTTGCAGATAATGAAAACACAAATGAAGAAAACTTAATTACATTTATTGAAGACACTTCAGCTACAGGAAATGTAGGTTTAGAATCAGATGGAGACTTTACATACAATCCAAGTACAGGAACAGTAAGTGCTACTATATTCAAAGGTAACATTGATGCAGTAGATGGAGACTTTGATGGAACTCTTGAAACAGATGCATTATCAATAGCAGGAACAACAGTAACTACAACAGCAACAGAGTTAAACATAATAGATGGAGATACCTCTGCTTCGGCTACTACACTAGCAGATGCAGACAGATTTGTAACCAATGATGCAGGTACAATGAAACAAGTAGCATTAACAGATGTAAAGACTTATTTAACTAGTGCAGGGTTTAGTACAGACGACCCTACAGCACTTGCGATTGCCCTTGGGTAATGCATATTTTACTTGACAAATAAAGCAAAACCGAGTAT